TGGTGATGTCAAATATCCACGTGCATTAGAAGGACTTACACTAATAGAAATAAAGGATGATATATGTAGAAAGTGTCTTGTTGTTCTTACAGAAGAAAACCAATATCCATTGTATAAAGGTAAAAAACTACATATATGTAAGGATTGTCAAAAACGAGTACAAAGACAAAACGAATACAAAAGATGTTATGGAATTTTGCTTGATGAGTATGAAGACATGTTAAAATATCAAAATGGAGTTTGTGCGATTTGCAAACAACACGAAACAGCAAAACAAAATGGAAAAACAAAAATGTTGTGCGTTGACCATGACCATAAAACAGGAAAAGTTAGAGGATTATTGTGTACCAAATGCAACAAAGTTTTAGGTTTAGTTGATGATAATAAAATAATTCTTGAAAACATGATTGATTATTTAGGAGATAAGAAATGAATAGTGACATAATTCAAAAGTGCTGTATATGTAATGCCGACTTTAGGCCAGGTTCGCTTGATAAAAACGGCAAGTGTGCTTCTTGTGCCAAAGAGTATCCTACTGTGAGTAATAAGAAGGAAGCTATGGCACTTAACCGGCCTGAGATACATCTTGGAGAGAAACTCACTGTAGAAAAAGTGCGGCAGATTATTAAAGAGGAGTTGAACGAATTTAAGTCCGCAGAAAAGGCGAAACAAAAAGTGGATAATATGGCTAAAGCCCGTGCCGCAAAACAAGACAAGAAAGATGATAGTGAAGGAGATAAGTAATGGCAGATGAAGATATAAATGTTGATGACGGCCAAGTTGATGGCGCTGAGATTGACGGTGATAAGACTGATGGCAATGAAGTTGATATAGCAAAACAGTCTGATGGTGATTTTATGTCAGATACTGTCAATAAGATTAAAGAGACACAGAAGATTCTTTCGGATGAAGATGATGATGGTGGTAGCGATATAGACAATACAGATGATGACAGTGATGTTATATCTGAATTAGCTGGCAAAGACATTCCTGATGCTTTCTCTACTGCTGCCGAGGCTGCTGGAATGACTGCGTCTGAGATTATAGCGTTTGCAGATAAACACACAGATGAAGAATTGATGGAGATGATACCTACGCTTGAATCTTCTTTGGAAGATGACAATAAAAAAGACGACGATGATAAAGGTGACAAACAAGACGACAAAACAGGCAAAGACGTTGATGACAAAGAAATTGACCCTGAACTAATAAAAAGTGTAACCGATAAAATATCAAAACAACTTGAAGAGAAATTCGGAACTACACTTGAACAAATTGATAAATTCAAAGCCTATCAAGAGGAGCAGTCAACAAGACAAATGGTTGATAGAGCTTCTAAATTTTTTGATGAGGCTTCTAAAGAATTTCCCGTTTTTGGGAAAACAGACGAACTTCCTCGCTTTCCTTCTGGCAGTTTGAAGGGGCAGTTGATACCAACGAGTCCTGAAATGAAGGCACGCAACGAAGTTCTAAGTTATGCAGACGCTTTTATGGATAAGGGGGCTGACATAGATGACGCTATGGCTAAAGCCTACGCAACCTATAAAGGCCTGCATCTCGAAAAAGAATCGAAAAGGAAAGCAATTCGGGACTTAAAGAACCACGAGGTAAAGCTCTCAGGTGCAAGGGTTGGAAGGGAAACTAAAAGGAAATACCTTGACACTCGCGATGAAATCATTGATGATATAAGACAGATGAAGAGAGCCGCAGGTATTGAGTAGGTCTAAACGTAAGGGACTGGATAAAAGGAATTAAAAATGATTAATGATAGGTGATAAAATGCCAGCAGAACCGGCCTTTGAAGATAACCTCGATATTCTACACGGAACATTAGAGAGGTTTATGATTAAAGAACCGCCGCTTAATTATGCGTATGAGACGTATGATGATTTGAACATCTGGATGCACCCTAACATCATGCAAGTAACCGGCGATGAGCTTAAAGGGTCTATAACTACAGGCACTGTAGGTAATGCAGGAGCCAAAAACCCCTGGGCTGAAGATAGTATTATTGTTAAGAACATTACCAAAGAGTACTCCATTACTCCGTATAAGCATTATCAGGGAGCGATGGCATTTAACAAGATGGATGTGTCGGCTAATTCGGCACCTGAAAAGATTTTCGATGTTGTTAAGCACCAGTACCGTAAGGCCAAAGCAGAGTTGATTGATGCGTTACGTCTTGCTTTCTGGACCGGCCCGACAAGCGCTGCTGATGTAGATGCTATATATTCAATTAGTTCCTGGTTGGCGCTTGGTACAAAAGGGTCTACTGGTGGATATACAGGATATAAAGCCAGATACAATGACGGCAACACTCCAGGTACAGCCTTCTCGAAAGGTAATCTGAATAGTACAGCCGCACTCAATCCTGAGATGGCTAACTACTATGCCGACCATGAGGGCAATATTGACGAAGGTTTGATGAAGATTGTCAACGAAGCTTTGATGCGGTTGTACTTCAAACCTCCTGTTGAAGTACCCGATCCGGTAATGGCTCGCGTTAATAGATACGCTTGCTTTAGTTCCAAGAATGTTATACTTACGTTGAACGCTTTGTATCAACAGTTGAATAGTAATGTTGGCCCGAACATGTTTGCAAATGGCTACTATCCATTGAGCATGACTCCGCTTCCTGGAGCTATCCGTTTGGTGTGGGTTGATTTGCTTGATGATGGAAACACCGATGTAGGGAACGCCAGTACGTCGTTGTGGGGAACCGATCCTATTTTCGGTATCAACATGAATGTGTTGTATCCGACATACCTAAAGGATTGGAACATGACATTGACTGATAATGATAACTCTGGGCGGCACTTGGTTGGTCAAAAGTTTATTGATCACGGCTGCCAGACTTGGTGTGACGTTCCGAGTAAAGCCGGATTTTTGATCTCGAATCACCCAAGCAATTAAAAATAGAAAGGTAAGGTGAATAATATGTCCACACCGACTTGGGGATTAGACCCAAAGGCTGAGACTATTACTGTTTACTATGAAGGGGAAGACACCATTTATCAGGGATGCCCATTGTGCTACAACTATGATACAACCGATAACTGGATGGGAGTAAGTAGTGTTGATTTTACCACAACCGCCAGCACAGTTACTGAAAGTGGCACTACAGCAGAAGGTTCTCAGAATGAAGGTAAGTTTATTAGAGTTGAATTGCCATCAAGCACTAACTTTCAGTGGCTTGCCGGTTATCTTGTTGGACATTCAAATGGTTTTACCGGGCCTGGCGCTGTTGATGTTTTTGTTCCTAATGGAGCAATAATTCCAGTACGGGCGTATGCCGATTGCAGCAATGGCACTACACTACTTGGGTTGTCTGATGGTAATAGTTATCTTGGTGCTTCAACCGGTGATGATGACCCGATTGCTTGTGCAATTGCTATGGAAGATGTTGACAGGTCAGGTGTTGCCGGTGTTTGCTTAGCCAAAGTATTTCCTACAGGGCAAACAGTAATTGGCACTTCGTTCTTTTTTCTGCCTTCGCAGGTTAGAAATGGTAGAACGTATGGCTGCCATATTGATGGCGCTTACTTCTTTGGTGGTGCTGCCGGAGCGCAGGAGTATCTGTTTACAGTTACCGGCGATAAAAGCACTGCTGCAACCGGAGATTGTTATGGCGGCCTTGTTTACATTAAAGGCGAAAATGAGGCTACTAATGCCGCAACATATATTTTCAGGTCTTTGAATGTTGCTACAGATAACAGTGGAACACTTGACAGAATTGAAAACTTTCTGGGTGCTAAGAATGAGACTGCTGGTACAGCTACTAATGTTATAGGTGCAACCCTTCTGTGTGAGAACTATGGTACTACAGCTACTGGTTTTCTTGCTGCTGGTGACTTTATCATCAGAGATGAAGTTGGTGACACCACTGACAGATGTGGTATCCGTATTCGTAATGACGACCGTAGTTCCGCAGCCGCCGTTCCTGCCGTAATTAAAGTCGAAGCACATGCTTCAAGTAATAGTTTTACCAATTTAATTGCTTGTGATGCTGCCGGTGATATTGGTTTAACTGCGAGTGATGGTGGCGTCTCTACGCATAAAATTCCAATTTTAATTGGAGCTACTACTCGTTACCTTATGGTAAGTGATGGCTAATATCAAAGATGTGTTCTTTGTAGATAAAGGTGGCACGGCACTGAAAGTCATTGGGAAGCCGTGTACTTCCCATTGTATTTAGGAGACAAACATGAATGAGAAAGATTTGATTAATAGCTTACGCGAGGTTGATGTTTTATTGAGCAGGTGTGTTAATCCTGCATTAACTCGCAGTGAACACGATGCTATTCGTAACGTCATGCAAGTAGGGATGGCGCGTGTTCAATTATCTTACAAGCTGGAAAAGGAAAAAAAGGGCACAGAGAAAACTAAGAAGGAAAATAATAAAAATAAGAACGAGACATAGGCTCTTGTCTCCTTTAGGTAACTGGGGTAAAAGGAGTTACCCTTCGTTACCATTTAGAAAGGATGTTACATGGCGGCTGAAGTAAGTGTTAATTTATTGTTGCAACTAATTGGATTGGACAAGGACATATCTGTTCCGCAAAGAGGTACTGATGGAACAGCGCCTACATCTACAACGGGATTGGCAACAAGGACACTGGCTGTAGCAGATACGGCAGAAGCATTGGATTTAGGCGGTGTTACTACAGTGCAGGGAATTTTAATATGGGCCAATGATTATGACTTGGACATAGACACTTCCTTTGTTGCCGCATTTAACGCCGAGCAAACAGTGGAAGCAGGAGAGTTGCCGGTGTTGATAGTAAATCCAGGCGGGATAGTGTATGTCAATGGTAACGTTAATACCGAAACTCCGAGCTATACCTATATTGTGTGGGGTACGTAATGGCTAATTTAAGATTGACTTACGCCGATATTTACACGCTTATATCCGGTTTCATAGGATTGACTGACACTGGAACAGCGCCTACAGGCACTGACTTGACTACGTGTAAAGATATAGCCCAACGAGGTCTGAGGCGTTTTCTATATCCTGTTGATGCACGATCCGGTGACTATTGGGAGTGGAGTTTTCTTCGTCCGCTACACACAATGAATTTGAGAGATAATGTATGGCGATACCAGCTTCCTGAGGACTTCTCATCTATAATAACAGACCCGACCTATGAGGATAATGCAGGGTTCAAAAACATAGCCAGAACTACACCTGAAAATATAATGAATCTAAGGGCTTCGGGTGTCGTAGGTTATGCCCCTTATTATTACGCCATAGTTACGACTGATTATGACCCGGATATTGGTGAGTTCGATGAGATAATGTTCTATCCAGAACCTGATAGTTCGTATAGAATACAGTTCTACTACAAGGCAGACCCCACCAAAGCGACGGAAGCAGGTGATTTTTTGCCGGGTGGTGTAAAATCAACCGAGGCCATTTTGGAGAATTGCCTTGCTGTAGCGGAATCTCAAGTGCTTGAGGTAGTAGGTGTTCATACCCAATTGGCTGAAAAATTGACACAGGACTTGATTGTCATAGACTCCAAAAAGGATGCTGATAATATGTTGGTGGGAAACTTGTATGATAGCAGGAATAATGGAAATGTGGCTCGAACCAACAGGGCTAAACTAAATGTATATGGAACAGATTTATAACAAATGAAAGGTAAATGAAGATGGCAGGTGAAAACTTTTTAGCAAAAAACGATTTTGGCAAAACACAAAGAGTGAAGGTATTAACTACGTCGGCAACTTGCACAACTTATACGGCAAGAACAGGCCGTAATGAGGACAATTTCATAATCGACCGTGTGATTAGAGTTGACGGCACAAGCGGCAGTGCAATGGTTATCACGTTGCCGGATGGCGTTTATTATGGTCAGGAACTATTGGTTGTACTTGAGGTATATGCCGCTACAAGTACAGTTGATGTTGACGTTGATACTGTTGCAGGAAACGATGCTACCCAAATAACAGGCGCTGGT